AATACAAATTGCTTCACTGCCACGCATAGGGATGAATGAACCGCCAGCTGCAATACACTTATCCATCGAAGCATAATACTTTTGACTATTATCAATAGAACCAAAATAAATTGCAGTTACAAACCCCAAAACAATAATTGTCGCGCAGGTCCATCCAATAAACCAGTCCCATTCAAATTTACCCATATCATACCTGCTCATTGATCCACCTCGGAGGTTCACGTTTAGTCCACTTGTGAAGATTCGCTTTACCCAATATATAATAATTCCTATAATTAGTCAAGGGGTCTTCTGAAATAATATATTCTTCTGCCATACAAGATGGCATAGGCGTCCAATCCCAATCTTTAAGATTTTTAGGTGGCGACTGGAGCATATAAGAAATTTCGCCATAACATTTATGCTGTTTATTATATCGGTGAGTGTACTCGTTCATAAGGGCAAAGAAATGATCAACGAGCCAGTCATAGTTTTGCACAGCTGTTCGACACCAAACAGCTGAAGGATGATTTATATGCGTAGCCTGATACATTACGTGATCACGTGCGTCTGGTAGTTGCCAAGTTTTGTGTTTACGATACTTAGGATTTTCTAGAGTATTAGGAACAAGACGTTCGCGAACTTGTTCTACACCATCAAGTACACGATGTGCTGTCGAGAGCAACTGGGCACTCTCGAGAATCATTTTTACAACGTGCTTATCAACTAATGCCTGAGCGGCATCCATAGGGTCATGATCAACGTAAAATATGTTCACTGTATTCACCAATAGTTGGTTTGACATCAATAGCAGAAAAGTCTCCTCTTTTCCACTTTTTCATAGCTATTTCCCTATGATACCTGTTAGCCCTATTAATGTAAAGCATTCCATTTAAATGATCTAACTCGTGTTGGAAAATCCTAGCTGTCATGCCTGTAAACTGTTTAGTTAGCGTTTCGCTATTTGGAGTTTGGAAACGAACACGGATATGCTGCGGTCTCTTCACCTTAATGATAAGACCAGGAAAAGACAAACAACCCTCTTCCAAAACAACTTCAGCATTAGAAAATTGAACTATTTTCGGATTGAAACATACGAAATTCTCAGGGCTGCCCCGCATAGCGAATACACGATAAGGAACTCCCACTTGATTGGCAGCAAGGCCAATGCCATTCCTATCATACATAAATTTGATAAGTTCTTGCGAAAACTCAATAGGATCGAAAGGAGGATTATGAAAATCAAATTCATTGCAAACACTTGTGAGAATAGGATCATTCTGATTTACTAGGTTCATTTTTCTTTTCCTTTAGGCTGAAGGTGCCATTTTCGTTATCTATCCATGATAAATCGGTTCCTTCTGACCAACCCATTTGCGAAAGTAAATCTGGGGGAAATGGCAATAACAACTCGCCAGTTTCCTTGTCTTGCTCTAGTTGAACTGTCCAATTACCAGTATTAGCTACCAATGCCTGATCACTCCTGCTATGATGAAGATGTTAGTGATGATATAAGATAAAACTATAATAGTACGGATAATAGCCACTTTATCCGACTCTCTATCTGTTATACCTTCTTTCCTACCTAATGCTTTGGCCCAAAGTCTCCACAAACGTTGCATCACGCCACCTTTGAAAAATTCTTATGTTTCTCAAATTTGATCACTTTACCAAATTTATCGAAAAGTTGATCTCCCTTATGACTTATTATAAACGTGTTTGTATCTAAAGTCAAGCTATTTAAAATCTTTAAAAACTCTTCTGTACCATTCGAGTCTAGAGAACTATCAAATACCTCGTCCATAATGAGTAGATTAGTACTAACTGAATTGCGAAGTTTAGCAACAGCACGCCAAGTAAAAAGGATCGCAAGGTTAATACGCATCTTTTCCCCTTCTGAAAAGGAAGCGTAAGAAAATTCATCTCTGAATCGAGACTTAATTGTTTCGTTGAACTCTTCATTGAGCTCGAACTGAACAAAGAAATCCATAGCACTAAGATACTTATTAATGAGCTTATTGATAACAGGAACATATTGTTTGATAATCCTAGCTTTGATACCGCCGTCTTTCAGCAAAGAACCAGCAGCGTTCAAAATATTCTTTTCTTCTGAAAGTTCGATTTGTTTTTTCTCAATTTCTTTCAACTCAACTTCAAGATCACCAATCCTATTATCTTCGTTTTTGTCTTGTTTGATATTGATCTTATTGATTTCTTTGCCAAGCTCTTCTTTATATTCGTTCAAAGAGTTAATTTTTGTTCTGACTTTATGTATTTCCATTTTTTGATTGTTTATTTCAGAATGGATCTCCATGATTTTATTCAAATTATCATTGGCTTCTTCATACTGCGTAGTCAGCAAACTCAAACCTTGATCGATATCGTTAAGTTCAGTAACCTTTTCTTCAACAGTGTTAGCTTTGAACGTTGGGTCGATAATTTGTTTACAAGTAGGACAACCATCATGTTGAGAGAAAAAATTAAGGTCTTTATTGATCAAAGCACGTTTTGCTTGTATTTGATGCTTCAGTTCAGAAAGTTGTTTAACCTTTTTACTTATTTTGGATTCATCTTCTATAGAAACTTCAAGTTCTTTTCTTTTAATTTCTAAAGAATAAAATTCATTATTGAGTTTGTCGATTTGATCATCAGTTTCTAATATACGTTGTTTCTTTTCTTCGATCAGCTGCTCATTATTATTTTGAAGTTCTAACATATGCTGTTTAATGATTTTGATTTTTTCTTCAACCAATTTCCTGTTAGAGACAACCTGATTGTTTAGCTCGTTGTTCAGTATAATCTTATTTTTCAAAAGATTATTCATAGTTGTGAAAATTTGAAGGTCTAACAAATCTTCAATAATTTCCCTACGCTGCCAAGCAGTCAACTGCATAAATGGTTGAAATGTTGCTGAGCCTAAAATGACAACCTGACAAAAAGATTTATGATTGACTTTTAGGATTTGTTTTTCTAAAATCTCTTGATAATCTTTCATATCAGCAGATTGATTCATCAAAATGTCGTTTTGATAAACTTGGAAAATACCAGGCTTTATACCACGAACGATTTTGTACTCGTTACCACCAATAGAAAATTCAACCTCAACCACCAAACCCTTTTTAGTGATAGAGTTTAACAGTTGTGGTTTGTTAATTTTACGAAAAGATTTACTAAACAACACGAAAGATAAAGCGTCTAAAATGGTGGATTTACCAGCACCATTTTCTCCAACTATCAATACGGTGTTATGAGTGTTCAGATCTATTTCTGTAAAAACATTACCAGTGCTTAATAGATTTTTCCATCTTAATTTTTTAAATAAAATCATTCAATCGTCAAAGCCTCATTGTAAATTTCAACAATTTTAGATTCGAGTTTCTTCTTATCTAAATTTTTAATATCAAACCCATCAATATATTTTTTGAAAATGTCTATGGTAGACTCAGCTTCATCAACTATGTCTTTGTCATCTTCTAAAGATAGATTTAGATGGTCTTCAACTATTTGCATCTCGATAGGATTTTCTTCTTCGATATTCTCGATAAACTTATCGAACCAAAAAGGGTTTGTTTTATTTTGAACTATGATTTTCAAAATAGAACCTTTATATTCGCTGTAGTCTATTTTCTTAGATAAGAAATCTCCATCAGCATCGTTATACCATACCTTTTTAAACATTTTGTATGGATTTTCGATAAAGGTTAAATTTCTCGTTTCCGTATCGAATATGTGAAACCCTCTTGGGTCGCTGTAATCAGACCAAGTGAACTCAGCATGGCTACCGAGATAATGAATATTACCAGAAGAGCTGCGATGGTGATAATGACCAGACATAACAATGTCGAAACGATTAAATATACTGGGATCATCGCCATGTGACACAATAGACCCACGAAACATTTCGAAGCCTTGGAGCTCCAAATGCCCCATGACGATCTGGGCTAGAGTGTTTTTGATTGCATGTAAACTCGCCTCTCTGTTCTCATCACAAATCCAAGGTAGCATTAACACGAACGTTCCATCAAAATCCCATTCAAATGGAAGCTGATCATGAACTTTAAAATCGTATTTACCTACGACGAGTTCTCGGAGCGAATTAACTGTG